CACGCGCGAGGGGAGGGTCTCAATGGCCATAGGTGCATATGACGCAAACCCGGTGGCTGCTTTAAATCCCTGACGGAGTAATTCACCCTTGTACCATCTCTCGTTGAGAACAATCGCTGCAACATCGCTCTCGAAGTTCTTATCGGCAGATTCTAGCCAGGACATAGTGCTGTAGACACGCTCACGAAACTCGCGATATGCAGTGGCGTTACGCTGTATTTCAGCTTCAGTAGCACCGCACAGGATGCTGGCGGCGAGCGCATCATCGATGAACACTACATCACCACCTCCCCTCTCGATCCAGCCATTTGCCTCGGCATGGTGCCGAATGTATGCCCTAATGTCCCCATGTCGCAAAGTGTTGGCCTTACCGCTCATGCCTTCCATATTTGAGCCTTCGTTCTGGAGTGTAACTATCGCACCGTACACGCGCATATGAATCTTTGACTTTGTCATTGTGTCAAACACGTCATGTAGACTCCCCCTACCAAAGTCCTCGGCCGCCTGCTTGCCCAGCTGGTCGTGGTACTCTTGATCCATCCCTGGCGAGAACTTCTCCATATCGGTGCTCTCAGTGATCAACCGATTGGAGTTGTGCTTCCCAAATAGCATGTCCTGGATCGTCTCGATTTTCTCCTTGTAGGAAGCTCCCATCATATTCTCGGGCATAACGCTAAGCTCCACTTCCCTAGCACGCTCAATCGCGGACAGGACTTGTCGAGGACCTACCGGAAACTGAAAGAACATTCGCGGTTTGTCCTTCTTATACTCGAGTCTGTTTCCAGCTAGTGAGTTGAAGTCTCCGGGTAGCCTAGCGTTAGCTACGTCCTCCATACTGCGTGGATTAGGGCACTGAAGCATCCACATCAACGCATTTCTCTCCCACTTCGGGGCGCTACGCAACGAGGCCTCCGAGCTGAGATATTTGGGGTCAGACGGACATAGGGATCGGTCTTCGCACGTAAGTATCTGGGAATCTTCGGTGAGTATCAGAGGTGTACAACCGGTTATGTCGACGTCGTATGCATCAGCATAGTGAGAACGAGGTATTCCCTTGATAGCGTAGTTGGTGTGCCAGGGTTTAGCAGCGACCCCCTCTCTAATCTTACCCGGATATGTCGCAGAACGGTTTATCTTCTTCACCCG